GAGCCTGAGGAGGCAGGTCAATAAACCCTTTATGTTTCTTTGCAATATCGTTTAATGATTTTGCAATGACACGCTCAGATACAGCCATAGCTATCTCTGCAGGTATCTCGATAGCTCCCATCTCACGGAACAGCTTAGCTGCATACTCTCCTTTCTTCCCGACAAAGGGCAACAAAGCAGATTCATACTTAGGAGGCAATCCAAGATCCATAAACTCTTTAACGTCCATTTGACCTACGTCAATGCCAACGCCAAAGGTAACGCCTGACTGTCCAATAACAGAACCATCTCGCACAGGCAAGTAAGTTTTAGTCTCGAAGCCTTCTTGATCTATTATAAATCCCTTAACAATAGGATCTATTACTACCATGTTATATTTCATCGGTCACCTATAGTGAAAAGATTGGAGGAGTATTTTCTTCTTCTTCGTCAGGCATTGCCATGTTCATTATCCCAGGATTCAAAACATCAGAACTACTAGGTGCAATGATTGGAGGAGTAGCCATAGGCATGTTAGGAAGATTACCCATCATCGGTATATTGCCCATCATAGGAATAGAGGGCGTAGAAGCTATAGGCATGTTAGGCATATCGCCAATAGCAGCCTTAGCTGTTTGCCTTCCTTCTTGCTGTTGGTTCATAGCCATCTGCCTAAGTAAAGCCTGAATACCATCTCCGCTTCCAGACTCCTTAGGCTTAGCTGATTTCATAACAGACATAGCAGTGTTTGCTATCATCATCATTGTAGCTGGATCCATTAGGAAATGCCTCCTGGAGTTGCACCTCCTCCACTGCCTCCGCCTAGCAGCTTGTCTAAGAAGTTACCTCCAGCAGTACCTCCGCCGTCAGTCTCAAGACCAGCAGCAAACATACCCATGCCTAGCAAAGTGCCGAGTGGGTCTTGCTTCTGAGAAGTGCTTTGGAATCCTGAGCTAAACTGATTAGACTCAGCAACAAGTGGGTTAGCACCAAGGAATGCATAGTAGTCTTGCAGGTTCTGAAGCTGTGCATTACGGCCTGCTTCGTACATTTGAATCTCATCAAGAAGCTCAGCCTGTCCACGAGCAGTACGCTGACGGCCAATGTCTTCCATTACGTTAGCGCCCATCATGCCCATCTGTAGCTGCTGAGGCAGTAGCGTCTGAGCCTTAAAGCCCAGCTGTTGTTGCCCCAGTGCAGCGTTAGTTAGAGCCTGCTGAGTGTTACGATTAATCTCACCGCCAAGAAGACCAAGACCTTCCTGACCTTCGCTGCCTCCAAACTGACCAGCTGCTGAGGCTTGCTGCATCAACGGCACAGCACCACGCTGGAAGGATACGTTAGCTTGGTCAAGTATCCCCTCCAACTGGCGCTGAAACATTGGGTTGTTCTCTAAGTCGCCAGCATTCAAGTAGTTTTGAAACTGACTTTGCCCCTGAGATATCAGGTTATTCAGATCACCTCCTTCTGCATATTGACGTAGAAGCTGATCTTGAGACTCCTTAATTAAAGAGTTCTCATCGGCCAGCCGAGTTCCTTGATAGATACCAGCAGTGCCTTGGTTGTAAATATTGGTCGCGTCATCTAACGCACCTACCGAGGCATCACGTAACTCATCGCTCAGACGAGTCTCTGTTCTTGATCTGCTTTTAACTTTACTTCCGCCGCCGCTCATAGTGCGAACTCCTTAATTAATAATACTCTATTGCAATGATAGTCAGGGAGTAACTTAGCCCATCCCTTACGTCCTTGGATCTCGATACCATCAAGTCCTTTCTCTTCTGCCCACGCCTCAATCTCTGAGATAAGCCCTACCCAGTTGTGTATGTCTTCGCCACCCAGTAAGTGTATGAGCAGACGAGAGGTGGTGGGATAATAAATACCATTAGTTACAACGATACCAACAAGATCTTCGTTATTAGTAACAAGCCATAGCTGGCTGTTGCCACTCATTATATTATCATTCACCCATTTCAATGATACTTCTGGAGCCTGGGTTAATGCTTTGTTAATATACGCGACAACCTTATTGGCGTGTTGTTCTATTTGGTCGAGTGTCTCTACGCGCGTTACCTTATACATCTGACAGCTGACCTGATACCTGAATAGACATGTTAGAGAATGTTACATTTACAGAAGAGTCAGCAGATACTCTAAAGTCTAATACATCTCCGGCTACTGCGCTTCCGCTTACTGTAATGCTTATTGCGTTAGCGTTACTGCCTGATGAATGGGTAAAAGAAGTATTGCTTCCAGGCTCTAAGGTACCCTCGTTGTACAGCCCAATGGTCATTGTTGTCGAGCCTCCGCCAGATGCAAAGCAATCACCTGACAACGTAATGGTATAGTCTAGCCCAGCATTAAAGGTAAGAGTCCCATTAGTATTAGCTGTAATCCCCGTTGCATTTCCTGATAATGTATCAAACGAATCAATTACTACAGGTGTAGACGAGACAGAACTAATCGTATCAGAAGCAGCAGCAAGATACATACCAACAGCATGACGCTCGCTAATCCCGCCAAGCATACGAGCAATCCTTTGCAGCTCATTTTGAAGATACAAAGGAATGGACTCAATGTTCTGCGGAGGAGGCAGAGGGACATACTCAGCTCTCATCGTTTACCCTCAGGACTAATCTCAATAGTATATCCTGTTAGGCTCCATAGCTCATCAGAGGTGCTTTCAAACTTAACTGCTATGTACCTACCACTCTTACGAAAGTCTGACTTATAGTCTACGCCTACTCTAAACTCTTGAGGAGCAGACCACAGTACACCCTCGCCTTGATGGTCTTCGGTACCTACGTAAATGTTAACAGTACCGCTGCCGCTCATGTGGGGAGTAATAGAGTTTACATACTTATAAGAATGATCATCTCCAAAATCAATCCCAATACGCTCGACAGACGATGTGAATGACTGGCCATCAATAGTGGTACCTACATCAGCCTCATAGAAGTGACGATCAGAGTACTCAGACAGTAGCAGACGCTTGTTAGCAGGGTTAAGAGATTCTTCACCCCAGTTAGTCGTGTCGCTTTGCCATGATCCTGTATCCTCTTCCCATGAATCTCCAGCATAAACACCAGCAGGTACAATAAAGCCAGCAGCAATGTAAGAGATATCAACTAAGTCTTTCTTCGTCCACTCTTGGACTTCCCAATTCCATACCAGTGCGCGGTTACACAAGCCATTAGTGCTCTCTTGAGAAGGGAAGTAAATCCATATCTCTTTATTAGGAACATCTGCAACGCACTTAACTTTGTTTACATAGTCAGGATGAATCTGAGTGTACAGCTCCTGACGTACTTTGTTATTAATTACCGACTGCTTAGTCGTACCATCATGTACGTAGACATCACTTACGCCTACTACAAAATGTTTCCCATCGAATTCAGCAACGCAATCCCGACCAAGAATACCAGTGTCATCGCTGAATATCTTTCGAAACGAGAATACAAAGTTTCCTCCTATCAGCTGCATGCCCCATACAGCATCAGTCTTATAGATGAAGAAGGTATCATTCAGGGCTTTACCCTCGATACAGCGGCCACTTGTATCAGGAAGAATGTTATAGCCAGCCTGCACTGCTGGATCAACTGGATCCCATGACGCAGGTACGCCGCCAATAGGGGCAGCATCGCTCCACTTAACCATTGACTGATACGCCTCACCTACATCATTGACTATATCCAAAGCAATGAGATAGTTCTTAAACGGACGTATGACACCACAAGTCCAGTTAGCTGGCCAAGCAGTTAAGTCGTCCATCTTACTAGACGTAGAGTTATAGAACTGAGGGGAGTCAGTAGCATTATTAAAGAGCAAAGCACCATTAAAGAACGATGCAGTCCAGCCGTCATCAAACGTACCAGTGTAGTCTACATCTACGCTAGCAGTCTGACGAGTTACGTTCTCGTGAGTCGTGCCGTTAGTGCGGTAGATCTTTTCTTCACTGGCATAGAACCAATACGGCTGGTTGTAGTCAGTCCAGGGCACAGCAATCAAAGGCTGAACAGATCCTTGAGAGATAACGCTGCTGTATCCAAGACCCTTATTGGTTCGGTGGTTTCTAAACGTAACGTTATTAGCCCCGCTCCAAACCTCATTAGGAAGTTCGTAGGGGCTGAGGTCAGCATTGATGCCCTTAGGTCGTGTTACTTCTATGCGCTGGTAGGGCATCTTAGTATCCTATAGCTAGCCAGTAAATACCATCGTGGGTNGCNTCACTTCGATANTCAAACCCAGTCACAGCTAGATTATCCAATACAGCTGTTCTAGTACTTCCTCCTGCAGAAGTAGCAGGAGTAGCTACAACCGANGCACACAAAGTGTCGAACTGATAAGGAAACGTAGCAGTTCTCCAAGTAGAGCTTAGNCCTGCAGCATATCCCCATTGAATAGTAAGCCCTGTTACAGGCTCAATGAAATATCCGTTCTGTGCCTTAAGAATAGTAGGTGCATCTGTTAAGTTAGCCGCTATTGCTTGCGCGACACGATACGGAGACATAGAACGTATTGCAGTCTCAGTTCCTTCTTCCATCTCAGCTTGAGTAGCAGCAGTCTGAGTAGGTTCTTTGCTATCGATCTGATCTTGAATAGCAGAAGTAACCCCATCAACGTAGTTTAGTTCCTCAGTAGTGATCGTTGCACCATCAAGAATATTTATTTCTTCTGCTGTAGTCGTGACTGCAGTTTCCCCTAAAGAACCGAACTGAGTCTTAAGAACATTCTTAATGAGACGAAGATGATCATCGCCCTGTGATTTAGAGTCAGATCCTAGAGGATAAGTTGCAACGAGCTGACTAATATACGATGCTGATTCAAGTGCCATGTTTAATACCTTTAGTCTATATAGTTATTATAGCATATTTTTTAGTAAAATGCAAGAACTATTTACCATTTAACCTTATCTGCCCAGTATGCTGCTGAGCATTTGCCTTTAGCTATGTTCTTTGCGTGTCGTGCTTTGAAGCTAGCTCGCCTGGCTTTCTCTGCTGCTGTCTTCGGAGCCTTGCCTGCTCCTTTAACACCCTGCTGACCAAAGCGAATTGTCTTGGTCTTGCCATCACACTTAGCCACAACAACGTGTGACTTCTTAGGATGGTTAGGAGTACGCTTAGGTTTGTTGTAACCCGACACTCCAGCTCTAGCTAGCTTAGGATCTTTCTTCTTAGGCATAACGCTTCTTTCCTTTTTTCTTAGCAGTCTTAGCAGCAGCTTTAAAGTCTTTAGCTTTAGGTGCTCCCTTTGTACCAGGCTTACGCATAGTCTCACCAGAACCTGCTTTGATGCGATTGCGCTTAGCGTGTATGTTTGCGTATAAACCTGCTTTCTTTGCCATGATTATAGTCCCATTTTAATAACAGCGGCAATGATACCCGCAACAGCAACCCACACGACACGTTCCACCCACAACCCTTTAGCGTCATGTATCTCAAGAGCCTGTATGCGCCTCTCGTGGTCTTTGTGAGCGTCTTTAATCTCATCTAAGTCATCACGTGTCTGCGAATGACGCTCTTCCAATACTGTTAGCTTCTGTAGGCTACGATCAATACTGGTGATAACGCCTTTGATGTCAGTGACATCGTTAGCTGTAGCGTTGAGCTTACTCTCTAGTTGTGCCAGTTGTATTTCAGTCGCGGGCATTGCTAAATCCTTTTATGAAATTACGTCTAAATATACGTCTAGTGTACCAATGTTTATTCCGTAGCGCGCTTCGTAGTAGGTGAACACTGGGTTAGAAGAACTTAGGGTAACAGCAGGGCCACGAAGCCAGAAGTATGCGTTGTTAGATATCGAACTTCCGCTAGTCTCTGCATAGATATAAAAGCTTCCAGCCGCCGCGTCTGTTCTGCCTGTGCTGCTACTTGACGTACCACCTGAGTCTCTTTGCCACTCACCATTAATGCCGCCTGACAGGCTAATTGACTTCCAAGCAACATTAGAATAAATTGACGTATTAGAGCTGCTAATACTGCTTTCATAAGACTCCGCGCTAGATTCAAAGCTTGATGTCGTCCCGCCAATGACAATTTGATCTAATTGTATATCGCCTCTAAAGCTTGAGCCGTTTAAGTATCGGAACACTGGCCGAACAGTAGCGCCAGCATAACCAGATACATCAACAGTTCTTTGCGACCATGCGTTGTTTTCGCCTGATACAGTATCTAGTATAGGCGTAAGACCTAAGTCGTAGCTGGCTCCAAGGCTTTGCTGCCAAACAGTAGTTCCGTTGAAAACTACCTGAGTGACATTAGAGCCGTTAAATGACAAAGCGTTAGCTGAGTTGTCAGGTATAGTAACACCATTAAAAACCAAGGGAGGCATTAGGCGTTGTTCCCGTTTGTTGTCAGGTAAAGTGTTGAGCCACTCAATCGAGCCTTTACAGTCCCTCCAGTTGTGCTAGTTGCATAATCTGCAAACTCTACATACTGGGAGTTATGATTATGGTTGCCAGCAGCAAGCTGATTAGAGCCAGTACCCACAGCACTGTTAGATGCAAGAGTAGAGTAGTTTACAATAGACTCTCGTATTGATAACGGAATCATTCGTGTTGATAATCGTCTTGCCATTATTCATCTCTCCAAAAAGTAGCGATGACATTAGTTACGCCAGCATTAGTTACAGTGATCGAGTCTTTGCTGTCTACTCGCAACACAGTGTGCTTGGGATAGTCAACGCCATCTACGTTAGCAGCTTTCGGCAAGAATACTCGCTTGCCTTGTACGCCATCAATTACAGAAGACTCGTTAGGCTCTAGCTTTGTTAAGCTGCCAGTCCAGTATCTCTCATAGGGCGGTATGTCAGCAATGCACCAATACTCTGTGTTCTCTTTGCTAACCATGATTATCTTGCCTTTGTTGGCAACCTCTAAACTATCATGTACAAACCGCTCGCCAGCCACATAGTCTTTGTAAGGTTTTGCGTCAGCATCAAGAATCTTAATTGATCCTTTAGTCAAAAAGTGTACGCCTACTGGTCGTATGTCGTTTGATCCGTCTATAGAGCATTGGCCGCTGTGCGAGTCACCATATGTAGAAATGCACTTGCGAATGCAAAAGCCAGCGTCTTTATCTTCATAGACATCTTGGTATCGCCAGTTGCTCATCAGATCACTACCTCTTGTGGTTCAACGGGCGCAGGCTCTACAGGTATACTTGCAACTTGTTCGTCTGCTGTTACAACTGGAAACTCTTGGCCTTCAACGGCTAAGACAGACTCAGGTAAGGCTGCATCAATAGCTGCTTGCTGTATCTC